GACTGGGGCATGATGTCACGATGAACCAATCCAGCCCTGACTGCGATGAGATCCCTAGGGGTGAATTCTGCAATCGGTGTTTGCAGATAATCTTTAAGCTCCCGAATTGCTGATTTCAAAACATGGATCTGGCTAGTGGGTTTACCTGTGGCAGGGTTTCTGAAATACATATCAGCCCACTTGGAGAAGTGCACAACAAGGTCAGCAATGGTAGGATCTTTTTTATCGGTGGGTGTGGTTGGGATCTGGGTATCAGCCTGGGCCAGATATTCTGACAACCATTTTTTATAGTTTGCGGTGGTTTGGGCCAGACCGAATGGTCCATGGTAGGTGGTCTTGCGATTGCGTGGGTCAATGGAGTAACCCAGATCCCTAGCCTTATGATGTAAAAGCCCAGGCACTTTAATTTTCTTCATGACTACAACCCTTTAGAAAGCCAGCCAAAGTAGCTGACATGCAAAGAATCATAGCAGATGTGGTACTAAGTAGTACAGTACTACTTTTTGACCACACCTTTTTTTCACCAAACCCTAGTCGGGGATACAGGATTTGAACCTGCGACCTCTTCCACCCCAACCTATCATACAACACCCCCTAAAATCCTTGTAATCCCCTTTGATTTAAGGCTTTATGTTGCGTTTGGTCGTACTGTTTAGCATCCGTTTTCATGTGTATATAGTGGTTATTTGGGTTGAAATGTAGTACAGATTAATCCTCTTCTGGGGCATCACAAGTCAGCCTAAAAATCTTTTTAGATGCCGATGGTTTAGTGCTGGTCCAGTCCACATCCCCCACCTCTGGCACTATCGGCTGGTAGTTTTCCTTACTATCATCGGGGTGGTATAAGAGTCTGTTTGCTGCCCATCGTGCGGTCAGGATTTCGATCTTTTCCTGTGTGCCAGGCTTTGCCATGGTTGGTTCATCGGGTGGCAAAACTGGGCACCTGACGACCTCTTCACGGTCCATCCGTTCCACTCTGAAGTTTACTGGTATCTTAAGATTTTTAGAGAGGGGATTTTGATAACATTTCATGCACAGATAACGAGACTTGTGGGGCTTGAATTCACCACATAAAAGACAATGGATCATTCTGCGCATGGAAACCTTCTCCTAGGTTGTTCGTTTCCATACTGGTTTATTTTCCAATTTCCTAAAGTATCTTTGAGAATCTATTCTAATGTCTGGGTTCCATGATTTCCAATCTAATAAATGCCCGAGTACCCAGTGACACTTGGCACTGGATTCACACAAGGTGATTAAGTTATCTGAGGATAGTTCCTTACTGGGGTCAACATGGTAGGGGGTGATGTGGTGGACATTCAATTTCGTAGGGTCGGCACACCCACACCCAGCACAAAAAGGGTTGGAAATAAGGTGGGACTTCCTTACAGAAACCCACCTTGAAGATCTGGGTTTACCAAAGAACAATCTATAGGGCAGCATTGATCAGCATCTTGATCAGAACTTTCAACACAATTTTCCAGGGGATGATTGCAAATTCAATGGGTGCCCCTGCTGGTGCTGGTAGGTATTCGCCTTGAAGTTTCTCTAATAAGGTGACCACCTCAGCATCCGAGATAGGATAGTCCTGCACAGGTTCATCTTTAGGTGGGGTCAGGGGTACTTGGGTGGCAGCATACCCTGCCAAATTCCAAGCTGCGTTCAGGGCTGTTTGCAGGGGAATGGGTTTACCCCTGAGTCTGTCGATTAAGATTCCTACACCCTCAATAGGGAGGTCTTGTGGAAATGGTAGTAACATTATTTCTTCTCCTGTGATTCCAGCGAGTCTGAAATCTTTTGTGTAAGGTTAATTATCTGACTGCTTTGGTCGTGCTGGGTTTCTACAATCCGATTCAAGCCAGCTTCTAATCGGTCTAAAAAAACCAAGTGCCTTTGATGAATGGGCATTAGGATGTTATTTCCTAACCATCTAGCAGAGTTGTGTAGGCCATAACCAATTGCAATTAGGGCCACGCATGGTAGCCCTAAGCGATCAATGATAGTTAGCCAGTCGAAACTATACACAGGATTTACCACCTCTGCGTAATCTCTTCCCTAGTTGTTGGAATCTTTTCCCTTGGACTTTGGAACTGATAGCTGGCTTTGCGTTATATGCTTTGCATTCTTTGCAACTTGAATCAGCGTTAACCATCAGGGCAGCGAATAAAATAAAGCTCATAACATCTCCTCTAGATATACCAGTCTAGTTTCTGGGCAGGAAATCCTGCAAAATTACTCAGGGCAAACACTTCACCATCTGAGCAGATCCATTGAAATTCTTTAGCGGTGATCCAGAATCCACCATCGGGTTCGGAATAATACCCTGGGCTTTTCCCATGGCACACACCCCAGCTATTTTGAATCCAAAAAATATCGCCAAACTCAGGATGCAGTGCCCATGCTAGGCAGCACATCTGATGACCCCACTGGGTGACTCGTTTATTTAGAATGATGGATGGGTTACCTTTGATGGGTGGATCCATCTGGCCTCCCCAGTTAGAAGCGCAGGTCATGGGGAATCCATTGATAAGGCTGGCCTTGCCCTGCTCCCACTTGGTAATCCTTGCCGATGATTTGATCGTGTGTTTTTTTGATGCTGCTAACCAGACCTCTGCAATGGATTCACCATCACTCCACTGCATCTCGGCACTCTCTCCCCAGGTCATGGCACCATCTTTGATCTGTACTGGTGGTAGTCCTTGTGTGTTGTAGGGTAAGGTGCCAAACTTGGTGAGTGCCTCTATTGCAGCAGATCCGAAACTGCCTTCACCCTTGCCATTTAACCCTGCGAGTTCGCGCGATTTTCCGTAAGGAAGTAACCAAAAGGGGCAGACAGGATCTTCTAGCTGTCCGAGCTGCGTTACCTCAACGGATTCCAGACACCACAAAGCCATGCCTAGGCCATTGCCCACACAGCTTCCAGTTTGCTGGCTGAATGGTTTCATGTTTTTGATGAAGAGATATAGAAGTGCTTTATCTGGTTCTGCGTATTTGCCCTTGATACTAAAAGCTGGCATCCGCAATTTTATAGCTGCATCTAGGGTCACCTGTGAAGGAGTGCGCTGATCAGGGTGGATCCATCCTAGATTGTTTGGTGTCACTTCAATGTGCCTAGTGCCTTGGAAATTTCCGTGAATTTTTTAGACATGGATTTCCTTAAGCTTTCATCTAATTTGGTATCGGGATCTTCAGGAAATCCAGCCAAGTCTGATTGTATCCGCACTCTTATTTCTCGCAAATCGGATGGACTTAGCACCCTTCCCACTGCTTCTTTGCATAGGGCTAATAACTCCCCTGCGGTTTGGACTTCCTCACCCTTAACAGTGGTGGCAAAGCTGGCATAAAGGCTAGATAGTTTCTTAGCCTTGCCCTGTTTATCATCCTCACTTAGTGATACATAAAGTGATTTTAATTCCTTTTGAAGTTTGCTGGCTGCCTCATCCGGTGCTGGTATGGGTTCGGGTGGATCACCAATAATGACAGTAGTAATCACAGGTTTGCTGGCTGCATCCCCTTTAGCAGCATAGGCTAGGACTCTGTATTTACCAGGACTATTTGCGCTCACTACTGCGGTGGTACTGTCTCGTAATAACTCCACAGGAAACAGATTAAGCCCAACATCAAGGACCACCCATTGCACTGACTTGCAGTCGGTCACACTGGGGATGCTGATGAATTGCCCTGGTTGCCCATGGATTTCTAAGGGAATGGTAACCTGTTGTCCAACTACTAAAAAAAAAGATATTAGTATTAGGTTCATGGTTGCGCCTTAAGTAGTTTGCGTATTGCTTTGATTTCTGCTTTGGTGAGGAAGTTATCCTCTTGCTCTGCGTCACGCTGCGCTTTCTCTGCTTTGCGTTTAGCTTTTTCCTCTACGCTGATGTCCTTCACCTTGGTTTTCTGTGTCCATTTGCCCTTCACCTTTTTCGGTGGTTCAACTTCCGTGTCTTGTGTGAGGTGGTCGGTTTGCGGTGTGTCCTCAATTTCGACAAGCACATAAGTGCTGCCTTCAATCTCGCCACCCTGCCAGCCATCGCCAAAGGATGTGTTTGGGTGGTCACGCTGTGGATAGGATGGAAACTCAAGGACTGTGTCACCGTTTATTTTTGCGTATTGCATGGTTGATTAGCTCCGAGTGAAGATTGAGACTGTGGCCGACCCAGAATTAGCAGTGTAAACACTAGCATCGTCAGAACTAATGCAGATTCCGAAAGGGCTTGTCCCAGTTGCAATGGTGCTAGTTCCAGACAAAGCTCCTGTTGAAGTGTTTCGGCTAAAGATTGAAACTGTCGTACCTCCTAAATTAGTTGCATAAACACTTTTTCCATCTGCGGAAATACAAATGCCGTAAGGTTGTGCGCCACTTGCAATAGTACTAGTACCAGATAAAGCCCCTGTTGAAGTGTTTCGATCAAAGATAGAAACTGTCGTAGACCCTTCATTGCTTACATATACATTTTTACCATCTGCCGAAATGCAAACAAAAAGTGGTTGCCCTCCTGTTGCAATGGTACTAGTTCCAGATAAAGCTCCTGTTGAAGTGTTTCGGCTAAAGATTGATAAAGTCGCTGCTCCATAATTACACACATAAACGCTAGTGCCATCTGCGGAAATACAAACGCCTCTAGGGCTTGTCCCAGTTGCAATGGTGCTAGTTCCAGACAAAGCCCCTGTTGAAGTGTTTCGGCTAAAGATTGAAACCGTCGTACCCCCTAAATTAGCTGCGTAAACGCTAGTGCCATCTGCTGAAATACAAATGGCGTAAGGGTTTGCCCCGGTCGCAATGGTACTAGTTCCAGACAAGGCTCCTGTTGAAATGTTTCGGCTAAAGATTGAAACTGTATTTGAACTGAAATTAGGAGTGTAAACACTCTTTCCATCTGCCGAGATGCAAATCCCGAAAGGAAGTGATCCAGTTGCAATGGTGCTAGTTCCAGACAAAGCTCCTGTTGAAGTGTTTCGGCTAAAGATTGATACTGTATCGTTAAAACAAGAAGCATAAACGCTGCTGCCATCTGCGGAAATACAAACGCCTCTAGGGCCAGATCCAGTCGCAATCGTGCTAGTACCACTCAACGCACCAGTAAACACTTTGCCCCTACTCACACCCATGATTTTTCTATTAATAGGCATTAGAAGTTCTGGCCTCCAACCATTGCAAACCATGTAGTACCGCCATCCCATGTTGTGAGACAAAAGATATCTACTTTGTTATTGGTACTTGTGAGTGTTGGTGCCGTACCACCAGAGGCCCACTTAATTGCAGCACCCCATGTCACTGCTCGAGCCGTTCCATCCATCGTGAATGCCAGAGTGATTCCGAAAGCTGAACCTGTGGTCGGTATGTTGCTTATGGTAAGTGTCGTGATCGCTGCATTCAGCGAGACATGAAACACATTCCCAAGCGCACAGTTTAGCGTGAGCGTTCCGCTGGAGATCGTTGGTGCGGTTTTCGTTTCGATAAGGCTGGTGATCGTTGCACTTGTGAGCGTTGGTGAAGTGGCAAAAACATTTGCCCCTGTGCCAGTTTCATCCGTGAGGCATGAGGCAAGATTTGCGCTTGATGGTGTAGCCAAGAAAGTTGCAACGCTAGTACCGAGTCCGCTTACACCTGTTGAGATAGGAAGTCCGGTGCAACTGGTTAGCGTTCCAGATGTTGGTGTGCCAAGAATAGGAGTCACTAGCGTAGGTGATGTCAGCGAAAGCGTGTCACCGCTTTGAAGTTCTTGCACCGTGGTCGTATTGATTACTAACGGGAATCTTGCTGCCATGTTTTCTCCTAGGTGACGGTTATATTTACGGTGCTGCCACCAAACAAAAGCACTGGCAACGAGCCATTAGAAATACTGACATTGGTCACACTGCCACTAAATAGCGTGACAGGTAGCGCACTGGATGTGGAAGCACCGATCTGGACAACGCTAGCGGTGCCGTTATCCTTCTTGGCATAGAGCTTGCCATCGTAGGTGTTGAGCGCAAGTTCACCAAGAACCAGATCCCCAGTGGTTGGCACCTTTGCAGCTACTGCGCTTTGTTTTATCTTGATTAGATTGGCCATGTTAGAAAGTCCCGCCATCTAAAATAATTCCACTTCCCAAGCTGGTCGCTGATAAAACTATGGTGCCGTTGATGTAATAGGATTTCGCTGATGCGATGTTGATATGCTCGCTGCTTGTCCAGGCATCGGTTGCATCTACCCAGTTCCATGTTTTATCGCTGAGACCTTTGATGGTAATCCCACCTTGATCTGCACCCGCATCGGTAGTGGATGCGCTAGCAAGAACAATGTTCTTGTCGCCTACTGCCAAGGTCGTTGAAGAAATCGTGGTGGTCGTGCCGTTGACGGTGAGGTCACCACTGAGAACCAAGCTAGTGCCAGTCGCCACTCCTATGTCAGGAGTGATAAGCGTAGGACTCGTATCAACTACGAACTTTGATCCGGTTCCGGTCTGGCTAGCAATTACAGTTGCATTACCACTGCTTGTGATAACTCCGGTTAAGTTGGCATTGGTGGTCACTGTAGCAGCGTTCCCACTGGTGGACTGGTTCAAGGTGGGAAAGGTGCAATTGGTTAAGTCACCGCTTGAAGGTGTGCCGAGTGCTGGCGTTACCAGCGTTGGTGAAGTGTTCATCACAAAGGTGGTGCCTGTTCCGGTCTGAGCTGCCACCGAGGTTGCGTTCCCTACTGATGTTATCGGGCCAGTCATGTTGGCATTTGTAGTTGTTGTTACTGCAAAGTCAGGGCCACCGATTGCAATTACTGATGTTGCCACCCCGAAGCTGTCATCACCTAGTCCATAGTAAAGAATCCTCCCGCCTGAGTTCTCGTTGAAGGCAAGTTCTGCTGCGCCTAAAGTTGTAGGTGCGCCAGTGGAGCCACCTATTCTGCGCTTAATTCTGATCGTGTTCGCCATGATTCAAGTTCCTTAGTTAGAAGTTACCTTCAGAAATTACCACCATCTAGTTTATTAGTGTTGACCCACTGCGTTGATGCCGATGAATATTTTAAAAGGTCGCCATTCGCCACCCCAGTAATGGTGGTGTCGGTAAGCTCATTAAGTGTAGCAGCACCAGCAGCACCCGCTGGCCCTGTCAACCCTCGGCCATCGTAGACTGTGACTAGCGTTTCGCCTTGCGTGACTGTGACGATATCGGATTCTGTGACCACTACGATGTCTGGCATTATCGGGTCACCTCCGCTTTGACATTGAAAATACC